CAAGCATAAAGTTATGAGCTGCCTTCTCTAATGCCTTATCTTCTATCCAGTCACCTTGAGCATCTACTTCATTAGGAACATAAACTATGCCATAAACTTTCCTTTCTTCATCATCTGCTTTGAAAATAAGCTTTACATCCAACTCTACATTTGGTTCAACCTTACTTTCTTCAGCAGATTTTGTCAAATAAAAAGTTCTCTTATTGGCAGCTTTGTCTACAAATGAGACAAACTCAACTTTAAGATTTTTCAACTTTCTTCTTCTACCCATTTTTTGTCTTTTATCCATCATTACCTCCCTCTTGCCGAACTTATATCGTCAGGATTTTCATAGGTATTTTGTCCTTCTATGGAACCAGAATTAGGAGCTTTACCTGTATCAGGACTATTCCAAGTACCTTTAGGTTCTTCAGGAAGACCTAAAAACTCTCTTATTTCTGTCACAGTTAAGACAGGTTTGCCTTCTTTATCCATTATCTTGGCATAAATGTTATTAACTATAGCTTCATCCTTGGCATTGGTAGTATCAACTTTATCAAAAGCAAAATCTATTTTAGCATTGAACATAGAACTAAACAAATTAGAGAAGAACATAGACAACTTATTCTGTCTTGGAGCAATAGTTCTCTCTACAAAATCCCTTAAACTACCAATCGTTTCAGTTCCAGTTGATAAACCTGCAGCTACAGAAATTCCCATCAATTTAGGTGGTATCTGATGAACTGAAATGATTTCATCTCTATTCTTTCTATATTCATCCAAGAAATTGCCATCTATACGAGAAGATAAGTCCACAAATTCTGCACTATCAGCTTGGTCATCCAGAGTTATAACTAATAACCGATGAGCATTATCCAATCCCTTATAGTTTTCCTTCAAATAGTCCTGCATTTCTTTCTTATGCTCTTTTGATAACATACCACCTTTCATAATCAAAACCTTTCTCGGAGTAGCGTCATTGGCAAAGAAGGTTATGCCATATCTTCGGATGTAACTATTTTCCAGTATTGCTTCTATGGCAGACATATAAGCAGGATAACCATAATAATAAGATGATGTATTATAGACCTTCATTCCTACTATATATCTAACTCCATTCTTTAATTCACCACCATTATAAGGTTCTAATTCTGTTACATCACCAGTATCGGTTACATAACAATACTTGATTATCCTTCCTTGCTTATTTATCTTCAGATACAAATATCTTGCAGGAGCTATGAACATACTTACCTTATCTGCTATTCTTACAATTTCCAGATAAGCTTCATCATAGACATAATATTCATAGACAAAAGCATCCAAAATATCCTGTAAGGACTGAAAACTATCATAATTTGGTTTCTTAATAAAGTCCCTAAACTTTCTGTTATCTCCAGTAAAATGATAACCTTTTTGGGAAGTTGCTATAGATTTAACATCTAAAGCACTCTTATGAGTAGGGTCTAACTTTTCCAGTAGCGAAGGAAAAGCTCTATCAATAGGAGGTATCAAACAATCCTGTTTAGTTATGGTATTTCTCACTTCTTGTGGAACTAAGGCACTTGTAGGATACAACTCTCTCTTGGCTATATCTACCATATAGACCTGTAGTGGTAGCTTGCCTAAATCTCTTTCGTTACCTGTCACTTAATACCTCCACTAAAGCACTATGCTTAGGTCTTATCAACGAAGCTAAACCAGATAAAGTATCTGGAGCATCATCAGTTTCATTTATTCCTTCAGCTAAATAATCTGTCAAGTCTTTTATGAACATTCCATAAAAATTATTCTGAAAATTGAATTTAGGAAAGATAAAAGAGGTCTTAATTGTGTTTGCATTAAACATTATACGCACTTCTTTATTTTTTGTCTGTATTTTTGTAGCAATAGTGACATCAATTACTCTATCAGGTCTTTCTAATCTCATTCTTTCCAGTATATTTCCCACTTCTCTTCTTATTTCTACTGCTATAATTCTGCCATCTTTATTGGCTTCTATGACATAATAATTAGGCAAATACTTAACAATCTGGTCTACTAACAAAGGTTTATAATACTCATAACTCTTACGAGTATAAATAACATCCAGAATATAAGCTAAGCCATTCTTAACACCTACGATAACAGAACAAGTATAGTCACTTCCCCTATCTGCAGGGTCACACCAACCTACAACTGCGTCATAAGCTTCTGGAAATAAAGCTTCATCTAAAAAGGTCAATTCAGATTTAGGAAATAAAGACCCAAACTTCTGCATAACTTTATTCATATACATAGTTTCCCAAATGAATTCCTTTCCAGCTTTATAACAATCATCTCTTATGGCTAATAAGTTTTCTGTAGAAGCCATAGCTTCACAAGTAGAAACTCCATCTTCGGTTAAGGCAGGATAACTGACAAAATGCCAATCTCCACCTTCATCAACAGTTCCTTCTGTAGCTAATACATTATTAAGTAAATCGTTCTTATTCCACATTGTAGAGATTATGATTTCAGGACAAACAAAGTCAGTATCCAAGTTGGCTTCAAATCTGGTTCTATGAGTTGAATAATACCAATCCTGTATAAAATCCAATACCTTTGTGCTCATAGCATCAGCTATATTCTTTATAGGGTCATCCACAATTCCAGCTAAATTGCAACCAAATCCTGTAGTTGTGCCTCCTACACCTGAACCAAAATAGGCAAATTGCTTACTGGTATTCAATGCCCAACAATCCAATGACTTCTTCTGCTTTGATAACCTGACACCTTCAAAGGTTGTCTTGAATAAGTCCTGATTTATCATTTGTCTTACATCATAAGAGAACTTGTTAGCCAAATGGTCTCCATAAGCATTACGCATAACACATCCATCAGGATTATTTCCCAATAACCAAGAACAAAACAGAGAAATTGTATAACTCTTACCAGCTCTTGGATACATAGACACAGCTAACTTCCTAATCTTCTTCTCTTTGACCAATTGTAGCTTATTTGCCAAATCCATAAGCAATGTTTTGTCATCAAAAAAGAATTCTGGGTCAGATTTTTTGCAATATTCCCAAAAATTATCGGCATAAATCTTACTTTCTTTCCTTTTCTCCAATTCTCTACGGATAATTTCTTGGTTCAAATCGGTCAGAGTAACAACATTATTCCCCATCTTCCAGATACTCCAGTTGCTTTATTTCATCGTCATCATCTACATCTTCACTAAATTCTTTATCCTCTATCTCCACAACTTCCGCAGTTCCTTCTATAATCCTGTTTTGCATTGCTAATAACTCTTCTACTGTATACTCACTTAAGGGTTTATCCAACTTAAAAGTGTGACCTTTACGAGATTCCACCTCTCCAGCTAAAAATTCTGACAATCTTGCTAACATATTCAAGTCTCTTACAGTTATTCTATACTGCTTACTGTCTAATTGCTCAATTAACTTATCAGCTCCTTTCTCAAAAATGGTATTTATCTTCTTAAGCTTTTTTGCTCTTTCTTTGGCAACTTTTGCCTTAAATGAGTTCTGAGCTTTAGTTATGACCTGATTTTGATACTCTATCCTTTGTGCTTCCCAATCTTCCTGAACAGATATGCTTTGTAAAGCAGATTTAGAAACTCCATAGCTTTTAGCTAAATCTCTATAACTTGGTTTAGTAGGAGAGATTATGAAGGAAGTCCTTGCTTGAGCTATGTTATATTCGCTGATTTCTTTATCTCTTACCATTTGGCTATCCTATCATCACTTTGTGGTTTTATAACATCCTTCACATACTTTTCATCTATCACCAAATCCATACCAAATGACGATACTAAACTAAAAAATTTAGAGATACTCTGAAAGTTAAGTATTTTATGACAAGCAAATACAGGATTGATAACATAATAAACCTTATCATTAAAAGCTTCTATTATCATCATTAAGTTAATTTCAAAACAAGCATTTATGAACCTCTTATAGGATATTGGACTTAAAATAGACAAATACATCATCAGAGCTTCCTTTGTATTTACAGGAACATACCTGCTATCATTCATTACACAAACCATATTGGTATCAGGATGTAAGTGTCTGCATAACATCAAATAATACTTGTTATAAATGACAGATTCAAACGGAGCTGGTATATAAACATAAATGTTAGGTGAGATGGTAGCTAACATCCTTGCCGTAAGTGACCGTTTACCATAGTTTTTCGGATACTTGAGTTCCATTATAGATACCTCCTTGGCTATCCAATGATAAACTAATTTGACATCATATTCCTGTCAAGCTATATTTTTTAGTTAAGGTCATACTTTTTCATAATTTTTGCCATATTTACTAACAAATAAGCGAGTTTCTGCTCTTCTTCATTATAGTCATCATAACCATATTTGTGTTTTATGAGAATGTGATAATCAATCAGATTATACCTCATCCAATCCTCATACTTGATAAGATGAGATACAAAATTGGAGACAATGAAACTATCCTTTAGTTTAATCCTCTCATCAATATCCTCAAGAGAACCACCACAAAGTTTAAACAACTCTTCCAAAGTGTAAGTTTTCCCTTCACTTATATAAGTGACAACTACATTAAGTAGTTTCGTATCTACAGTTTGTAGCTTTTTAATTTTTTTACCTCTCTTTATGGAATTTACACCGTCATTATATCCATCCCATTTACAATGTCAATATAATTCCACCTTCTCTCCACTTTCCTACACCACCACCACTCCACCCTTCCCATCCGATACGATACCAAACCTACAACTTATCCTATCACCTTACCAAATTTCTCTTCAGGACACCAATTTC